TCCGACGAAATACCACGGCTCATCCTATGGCCTCCACCACTGTAAACGACATGCCGTAATTGGCCGACGCCGTTTCATCCCACAGCACACTATTGCTATTCAGCCTCCATTGCCCGAGTGTTGACGAAACAACGACTGTGGCGTTATTTGCGGGCGATGACCGCAAGTCCGGCCAAATATCCAACGTCACGTTGCCGCTGCCGTCTGAATCGGCATCGGCCATAACCATATGCAATGTCGTCGTGCCCGCCGAGCCGAGTTGGATGTAGTCCCCGGCCTTCAACCAGCCCGTTTGCGAAGCTGTGGCCCCGTCAAGAATAAGCTCATCACCAGATTGGTTTGCGCCGTTCACCAGCGGCGTGCCGCCAGCCGATCCTCGCGGCGTTGCCGCAAGCGGGTCACCCATCAAAAACGTCCCGCTGTACCCCTTCAATGAAACAAGCCACCCGATCCACGCCCGCGCGTCGGCGTGGCCCATGGGCGGCAAGAATATGTCAGCCTCCCACCGTTGGCCCGCGTGCGCAACGGATTGTTGTTTGTAAGTGAAAGGTGATTGGGTTAGCGTGTTGGCGTTGACTTGCCGGAAGGTCACACTGTGCGGGCCGATATGGGTGGGGAACGTGAGCGGGTACGATATAGCCATCAGAACGCCTTTCCGAACGCGCCGCCGCGCCGTTTTTCCGACAAGACAGCGGCCTTTGTGCTTTCAGCTATTCGCGGCATGAGCGCTATTACTTCGGCCCTGACGGTGCTCTGAACGCCGGTTGACACGTTGATCGTCTGGTTAACGACAACACCCCCCCCGCCGCCTATTTCGTGGTTTGGCACAACCGTGCCGCTCCGCGACGGAACAAACAATTCCGGCCCCCGTTCCCCGACTATATATGCGTGGCCAGACTGAGCGTACCCGCCGTCCGCAAACGCCCCGGAAATGCCGCGCATGATCAACCCGACCAGCCCGGACCCCTCACCGCTGGAAGCGTCGAACGACCCAACAAGCTGTTGAACGACAAGAATGCGGTAGAGTTCCTTGACCACTGCGAGCGCCATATCCCTAAAAGCCTCCTTGGCGGTCTTGGTCCCTTCTACCATCGCCATGAACGCGCTTTCCATGCTGTTCTGGATGTTGTCGGCAACCGTTTGCAGTGTTCTGGCGCTTTCTGCCGTCGTTTGGAATTCTTCCGCCGCCAGGGCAAGCAGCGCGTTATATTCCTCTTGGCTTTCGATCAGCCCTGAAGCAAGCGCCGCGTCCAACGTTTTCACCGCCTTCTCGTAGTCCCGCGTGGCCTTCCATACCGGGTCAAGCGCGCCGCGCAACCGCTCGTATTCGTTGGCCAACGTATCAACAGCCGAGCGTCCTGAACTTCTGCGGCGATCTTGAACAGGGGCAATCTCAACAGGCATACTGAATAATTGGTCTTCACCGATAATCGTGCTTGTCCTGGTGTACGAAGAAATGTTGCGCGCAAGATTTGCCACTTCTGCCGACGCGCGGCTGAATGCCTCTGTTACCTCTTCGCCCGCACCCGCGAGGGTATAGGCGTTAATGATGGCATCGTTCAGGCCCTTGACAAATTCAAGCTGCTCCTGGTTCAGACTGCCGCCTTCGCCAACCACCCGGACGAATGCGTCCCGCAAGCGTTCCATGGCCTGCGCCTGCTCTACCGGCCCATCTGCAAGCGCCATAGCGTCGAAGTACGAAACAAGTTGCCGGGCTTCTTCGCCAGCAATGCCAAGCGACTTTGAAAGGCTTGCTGCCTTGCCAATGGCCCCGCCGAACAGCATTGACCCAACCGACCACGCCGTCGCCATCTCGTTAAGGCTGTCGATGGTATTCTTCAGTTCTAGATTGGCCAGCTGCAAATCAAACATGGCTTGCGCCTCAACGGCGCGCATGACCTCATCCGCGAGGTCGCCATACCGTTCCACCAACTTTGCCACCGCGCCGTCAGAGACTTGCCGCAGCGTTGTCTCTAACTGCCCGACCGCGCCATCCAGTTCGTCAACATCCTCGCGGAACCCTTCGACCGCGCTTGACCCGCCGCCCAACGCCGAAATCAGACCCGGCAGCGCAATGCCCGCGACAAGTCCAATGGCGCTCCCTATCGTGCCGAACGCAAGGCCGATGTCTGGAAGCTGGATCGCCAGCGCTCGAAAGAAGTTGCCGCCCGCCATAGTCTGCTGGCCAACTTGCGACAATTGCATCGACAACATGCGCATACTGTTGCCGGATGTGAGCGCCGTTCGGCCCAACTTGGACAGAGCCCCGGCGCTTGTCGTCGCGGCGCGGCCTGACACGGCCATACCCTTGCCGACCATTCCGACCGCACTTGTTGCGCGGTTGGCTTGGTCCGCGACGCCTTCCAATGCGCTTTCCGCTTGCGCGGCACCGGCGACAAGGGGGCGCGGGTTAAGTTCAAGGATCAGTTCTGCCAAGGTAGTCCCTTTCAGCGCGGTCCAACGCGCCAACCATGCGCACAAGCCGCTGCTTTTGCACCGGGCACGTCATGCCCAACCAAGCACAATACGCCGCTATCTCCGTGAACGGTATCGGCCCGACCGCCATCCCGATTTGGCGCGACCCGCGAAGCGCGTTGTATGCTGACCACATAAACAGGTTATCAGGCAAAACGCGGTTTGCCAGTTCCGGCGCGCCCTTGGCCTCAAGGTATTCTGTGTCGGCGGCGCTGTATCGCAGCGACCACAAGAGCGCGTCTATCAGTTTTTTTCCGTGGCCTTGTCTGCCTCGACATAGAAGGCGGCCACATCTTCCACGAACCGGGCGAAATCAAGGAATGCGTCGCTGATCGCCGGGATGCGAGTCGCGGCAAGGGCCATGAACCTTTCCTTGTCGCACACCATCGGCCTGCCGCCGTCCTGAATATTCGTCGCCCAATCAACTACACATGCGTCGTAGATTGCGGAAAACCTGTGCTCGCCGTACTTTCGCTTGTTCGCGTCGGACGCTGCTGCGTATTCGGAACGGTCCTTCATTTTTTCTGCAAGGCCGAGTTGGTCGGCCTGCCGCGCCAAGTCCGCCTGGTCAATCAGCGCAAGATATTTCGGGTTTACGTAACCACCGGGCCTGCAAGTGATCGTTATGCAAGCGGCTTCCCCTTCGGGTGCCAGGTAGGATAGTTCGTCCGGCAGCGTCCTAGTAAAAGTGCGGTCTGTTATTGTCGGCTGGTTTAGTTTCATTGTGCCCTCGGTCAAAAGTGCGGGCGGGCTGACCGAGTGCCCGCCCGCTGATGCGCATCAATCCTTCGCGGCCTTCGCCGCAAGTTCGGGCTTCTCGGCCAAGCCCAACTCCTTCGCCTCGGCTTCGGTGATTTTGTCGCCCGGGCGAAACGTCTTAGGCACGCCTTTGACGATGCCTGTGAATTTGCGGCGCGCTATCATGCCACCGCCCTCGTGATCTTCACTACGCAGTCCTCAGTGGTCGCGTCGTATTGCGGGTTGATAACAACCTCCTGAATGGCGTTCGCCCCGGAAAAGTCCAAGTTGCCGGAAGCGAACGCGCATTGCGGAAACTCCAACGTGTATTTTGAACCGGAAACAGACCCGAGAGGGAATGTAACCGAAAACGCGGTGTGGTTGGCGCGCGCGGCATTGTAGATCGCAAGAAAGTTGCTTTCGACGTATATTCTGGCGGTGATGACTGGCAAAAATGCGCCCCTGGCAATCCCGCAAAGGTCATTCGATGCTAGTTTTGGTTGGTCTTCCCTGCCTTCGAAGGCGAATTGGATTTCCGCCCGCGCCATGCAATCCAGCGTGTAGCCGTTGAATACGACTGTCCCGACATCAACCCCCGACGCGAGCGGCGTTACATTCGTTGGGTCAGAATAGGACGCGCCAGTGATTGCCGTGGTCGCGGCCGCGTCCGAGCCCATCCCGCGCAGATCGAGCGAATAGCCTATTTCCTCGCGCGATGCGAGCACCAACGAGCCGCCGACCGCCTGCACGCCGCGATAGCGCATCATGGTGCTGGTGCCGCCAACACCCGCCGGTATTGTGTTCTCAATAGCCACGGTCTTGACAGTCTTGCCGTCCTTCAGGACGTTCGTAGCCCACGCGCCTTGCAGCAGCGTCTCAAGGATGGGGTCAAGGTTGCCATAAACCAGCTTACCGCCCATCGTCCCGGATACGGTTATTCCGCCCACCGCTTGCCCTGACCGCGCACCGAGCGCGGGCAATGTGCGTTGCTCGATAATTTCAGGCGTGGCCGTTATGAGCGCCGCGTCCGCCAGCGTGGTGAAGCCCGGTGTTGCCGGTATTGTGCCAGCCGTGGTTTCGGCCACATAGGCCGAACGAAGCTGGGATGATGCGGAACCAGTCATGGTTGCCCCCTTATTTGAAGCCGTAGCGCACGAACGGCGCGTTTAGCGTGGTGATCAGAAACGGCGCGTCATGCGTCGCCCCAGCGATGTACGGGTGCTGATTTTGCGGCGAGAAACGCACGAATGCGTCAGCCGGGTCGGTGATCGCAACACCCGCGTTATCAATCACCGCATTTGTCAAAAAGCCCTGGATCGTCTCGACGTAGCCGCGCCACGTTTGCGAACCCTTCCCGCCCTCCGTGAACACTTGGACCTGCAGAACCCCGATATGGTCTATGCGGTCAAGGGCGCGGCCAATCGAGCCTTGGAGAACGGCCCCGCTCTGAATAGTGAGCCGCAGGGAGTTAATGGCTGGTTCGAACAAATGGCCGTCCATTCCGACCGGCGTTGCCCCACCCCACTGCGCGACGAAAAACGTTTCAATCGCCTTCCGTTCAAGTTGGTATGTCATACCTTGGTCCCGTCAAAAATGGCGCTGATCTCGGCCACCGTAAGCGCCACCATACCGCCCGGGGCTTGTGCAGAGTGGCCGTTTTCTAACGCCTCAGCATACGGCAGGTTGTTCTGGACGAACACGGACGGGTAAAGGCCGTCCGCCCCGTACCCGGGCATTGCGGCAAGGCCCCGCTCCACGGTCGCCCCGCCGCCAGCGTCTACCGTCTCAACCACCCCAGCCTGCGGCGCCCCTACGGAAAGCATCCAGTTTCCCCGGAACCTGCCGCCGACATACCCCGCCGGGGCGGGGCGCTTCCACAATGTCGGGTTGCCGACGGGCGACTTCTCAACCACGCGCCGCAAGGCTTCCCCGGCTACCCGCGCGACCATGATGCCGATGTCACCCTGCTTTTCGGCCCACTCCCGTTTTAGCTCGACCTCGAACATCTTCGCGCTCATCGCTATACTTCCCGCGCCACGGCGTAAAACAGCGCGCCAGCCCCGGCTATGTCTTGCACGGCGCGGACAACATACTCAACGCTGTTGATTGTCACGGCATTTCCTTCTGCGAGCGAAGTAACGCCTTCCACCAAAAGCAGTTGGTCCCCCGGCCCTACCTGGTAGTCTGGGAAAATATCCCTGACGGGCCTTTCGTTTGCAAAAACGGCCCGGCCTGTTTCCTCGCTGTCCGTCTCGGAATATGCCCCGGTGGCCGCGTTATACGCCCCCTGCGCCGTAGTCGTCACCGTGGCCGCATGAACGGCATCGGTTATGTCGTCTGCCACGGCGTCAAATGCCGCGTCGGCAATATCGGCAACGGTTGTCATCCACGCACCATCGCCGCCGCAGAGGCGAGCCGCCGCCCGTATGGCGCAAGCAAGCCCTCAATCGCAACTATACGCGGCGTCTCCCGCGTCGTCGCATATTCGGTTTCTGTTTCGACAGGCCCGGCCTTCGACCGCTTGCGCCCCACAGCCCCGTTCGTAACCGTGGCAAACGGGTTTAGCCCGCCTTGGATCAGGTAGGCCAGTTCCATCTGCGCATCCTTGACCGCCTGCGGGATTGTATCGCTATCAATCACGTAGCCGTCCACCAGAACATTGGATATGCGCGGCCAGTCGAGCGCCTGCGTGGACGCCACCCGGATTCCCACCCACACATAATTGGCGTCCAAATACACCGTAGCCTTGCGCAGATTGATTTCGTTGGCCGCATCTGTCCCTGCGAGGGTCCAGCCCAGAGCGGTTGCGCGGGCGGTGTAATCCGCAAGCGTCGCGTAAGAATCCGACGATGCGCCGCCAACTGTGGTTGTGAGCGCCATTGGGGCTACTTTCTGGCCTTGGGCGAAGCCTGTTTCGGCTCATCCCACAAGACATGAACCTTGGCATCAAAATCACTTTCGTTGATTTCGACAGGCCCGTTCTTTGTCTTGATCGTTACCGTCTTGCAAGTGTCAACCATTTTTCGTTCCTCTCAAAGTGGCTTAACAAGGGGCGCGGCGAACCGCGCCCCCGCCTTAAGCCGCCTTAACCGAGAAGCAGAGCGATGTGCTCCGGCTTCCACGCCTTCACGCCATACAACGCGTCAACTGCGATCATGGCCTTCTTCCGGCCCTTATACACGGAGATGCTGAATGCCAGACCGGAGTGCGGGTCTTGCACAACCATCATATCCTCCGCTGCGTCGCCGCCAAGCGGGTCGGCGGGCGGGCGCATAGCGAGTTCCACAGCGGAGCGCGCGAACGCAAGGTTGTCGCTGTGGGTCGCGACCACGGTGATTGCCTTGGTCGCCGCCGACATGGCAACCCGCAGTCCGGGCTCTTGCAGGACAATCGTGCCGCCGCCGGACACATCCGCGTCACCCGTGACGACAACGTATTTGTTGGTGTCGCCCGCAAAGGTGATCACGTCGCCCGCGAGAATCGTCCCGGTTCCAGCCGAGGCAAGCGTGATCGTGGTGGCGCCGACAGCATAGCCCGCGTTGTCGGTTGTGGCAGACGCGGCGGTCCCCGCCGTGTGTGTCCCGAGTTGCCCGCTTTCACGAACCGGCATACCTGCCAGATCGAGAAGCACGCCTTGGCGAAGCATCGAATCGGTGCCAGCCGCGTTGACCGCCGATTGCTTGCCCAAGAAGTTCGCGCCGGAGGTAGTGTTGATAACAAGCTGGTTATCGAACGCCCCGGCCCCGTTGTCCTTGAGAATGCGCAAGACGTTGGACGCGTCGGTGTAGTCGTTCGCAGTCCCGAACGGGGTAGTGGCTGCGGTGCCATAGGCACGCGAAGCCGCCGCGCGGGCCGCTACCACAAGGTCGCCTTCAATGGCATTGACGTGGGCGCGAAACGCCTGCGCGATCATGTTGCCATAGATGGTTTCGTAACCGGCACCGTTATTTACGCTCTTGATACCTTCGCCAGTCCACGGGATTTCAACCGTTTCCATGGTTGAAAGCGTCATGGTCTTGTTGGCGACGGTCTGCCCGGTGCCTTCCGGGATCGTCATTGCCGGGGTTAGGGTCGTGGGCGAGACGCTGGGGGCGAATGCGGCGCGAACCGTGTCACCCTTTGCGGCGGCTTCCGAACCGCTGTTGAAAGTAACTGCCGGGATCATCCCGACAAGCTCGCGCCCGACGCGATCTGCGGCGGTGTAGATGTCCGCCGCCAAGTCGGTGAGAGTATGTTCAGCCATGTGTTTAGCTCCTGATTAGGCGGTCATCCTGAAACCCTGCCGCCGTCCTTGATGAAAGCCGCCCGCGCTACATGGTCCATATTGTCCCACTCTGCCCGGGTGGCTGTTTTGGGTGGCGTCCCGCCGTTTGCACCAGGCTGCTTCCCGCCGCCCGGTTTGCCGCCGTCGCGAACCGCATAAGGCTTCGCGGCGGCAAGTTCCTTGGCGAGATCGGCCAAGGTCGCTCCGTGGTCGGCACCGCTGCCGATCATCGGTTTTCCATCCGAAGTCATTACCTTCGGTGTTCCGTCTTCGTTGAATTGCAGCCGTGCCATGGCGGTTGCGGCGATGTCCTCGATAGCCTCGGGGATGAAGCCAGCCTTTGCCAGTTCGGCCTTCATCTCTGCGCCAGCGTATCGGTGCATCATGGCGGTGAGCCGTTTATCGCGGTCCCCCAACTTGGCGTCGTAATCAGCGGCCATGGCGTCCAGCTTTGCCTGCGCATCCTCGGCCACCTTGCCGCCACCCTTCGCCTTTTCTTCAAGCTGGGCGATTTTCGCGGCAATGTCATCCGGCTTGCCGAATTTTGTGTACGCGCCGACGTTTTCGCGCTCTTTCTGCAAGGCCGACTTGAGGCCGGTCAAGTCCTCGGCAGGCATCAGCTTAGCCAAGTCGAGGGTATGCTTGCCCCCGTCTGACTGGATAGCTGCTTTAATGGACTCGGGCACACCCGCGATGTCTGTAAGTTCAACTTTCATTTTTTAGCTTCCCGCTACGGTTTGTGGCGCGTCCCGCGCCGGTTTATGGCCGTGTGGCCGGTGATCATAGGGCGGCAGCGGCCCATGCATCCGCCTCGCGCCGCCTGAGTTCTTCCAGCGTGTACGCCTCGCCTTGCCGGTCAACGAACCTGTCAATTCTCAAGCCGCCGTCCCGAAACAAGCGCGCCTTAGCAACGCCCAAAACATCCTCTTGCACGCTCTCTGGCTGGCGTCTCAGCCATTCCTCATAAGTCACACCCGCCGCAACTTGGCCGTTCATGCTGGCCCGCGTTCCCGGCGCGGCGTCGTCAACATCAACCCCTAGTTCGCGCCAACTCTTGAGAACCGGCGTTGTCGTACTGCGGCAATTCACGTGGGCCGGTGGCCGTGGCCCCTTGCCTACTTCGTACACCTTCCCGTCACGGCTGGCGCATATCAACGTTGTCCGGCTGTCCAATGTGCTAACCCACTGGATACCCTTGAGAATGTCCCGGTTGGCCTCATAATATGCGTTGCGGGCAGCGTTGGCGGTGTGGTTGACCGCTGTTTGCACCGCCGCAGCGGCGTGCCGCCTGTTTACATCAAGTATGCCGTCACGGAAGCCGTTCGCCCTGGTGCCGCGAATGTCGCGGATCATCTGGTCAGTTGTGCGCCCCTCTACTATTCCCATGCGGATCGCGTCCCGCATCCTTCGCGCGGCTGCGGCGGTCAACTCCGCAAACCATTCGCGTAATAGCTTGCCTTGAAACGGCCTGCTGTTCACAGCCGCCACCAACTGATCACCGCTGATGCTGGCGTATTCCAGTCTGACCGGGATCACGCGCCGGAATAGCTCGCCTTGGTATTCGCCCTCGTACCGCGCCAATTCGTCAAGGTCTGCTCGCAGCGCGCCCGTGGCGTTTTCGTACGCATCTTCCAGGATGCGCCTGACATCCCGCAACAATGCTTCTTGCCGCCCCCGTGAAATCGCGCTGATGTCCTCGGACAAAAGCCGCTCAACGAGGCGCGCGTCAACACGGCGTAGTAGGGCGACTATCCTGCGCACGGTCGCGCTTGATAGCCTTTGCAGCCCGATTTGATGCCGGGTCAAGGCGTCTGCGATGTCGTCATTCGTCCCCATCTTCACCACCGAACAAGTCGCCGGTTTCGTCTTCTATGCGCTGCGCTTCTTCATCCGGGTCGATGTCGGAACGGATCAAGCCACGCCGCGCCAGTTCGGACAAGAACGTCGCGCGGCTCAATTGGCCGGTGTTGACCGCTGTCAGCATAACTTGCGCCTCTTGCGCCGTCATGGTGCCAGCCCCGAATTCCTTATTAACCGCGACTGTTATTTCCGCGTCCGGCTGGCCATCGTAAGCGGCCATCCACCCCAATGCGCGCTCAAGCGAATCTTGCAGTTGGTCCGCCGTCATCGAAAGCGTGGACGTTTCCTTTTTCGCGTCCAATACCTCACCCGTTGCAGACTGCGCGCCGCCGCGCGCCAGCAAAAGCTGCAAGCCGTGCATCTCCATTTGGAATTCGAGGTCTTTAAGGTCCTGCCGCCCCGCACCGATAGCCGCCCCAGTGTGTTCTACCCATTTCAAGTCGGCGTTATCGCCACTCGACTTGACCGCCTTGGACGTGCTGATGATTATATCATCTTCTTCCGCGAGGCCGCGCGCAAACAGGATTGGCACCCGCGCGACGTGCAGGATATTGCGCTGGTCCGATTGTGATTGCCAATGCGCGATATTCACATCCGCCAAGTCATCCAAGAGCGGCTCGCCAGTAAAAAACCCGGTGCGGTTCGCGTAGAACGGCGTAACCGTGATTTCATCAAGGCCGGTGAACGTTGGCTCCTGGTGTAGCTCCCATGCGTCCCGCTTCGCTTGCTTCCGGTAAATCCTGACCTGCACGCCTGATTCTGTCCGGTCGAGAACACGGACCTGCTCGATGGTGATGTCGGAAAATTCGTCCTCGGGGTCCGGCTCCGTAACGGTTTCGAAAATGCGTATCTGCGACAGGACCGTTACATTATTTACGGTCTCCGTCCGCCACCCAAGAATATCCTCGACCCTCAGGGAGATAAGGTACGGTCGCAAGTTCATATCGCGGGCCTGCGCCCGTGTGGTTGTCTCAGCCCTCGGGGGCGCGTCAACCATTATGAACGATATTCCGGCCCCGGAAAGAGCATCCTTGAACACTTGATCTGCGAAGGTGGACAAATCCCGCCCCGCCAAGTCAATGTTGCCCGCCCACTCCTCGATCTCGCGCGGTGCGGTCACTATTTCAACCGGCTTGTCGAATACCCTCCCGGCCATGTCCTTGACCGTCTTCCGGTAGCCGTTGAACAGCCACGACAACCCGAGCCGCTCCTTGTATGCCTCCTCCGATTCAGCCGTGAACCTCGGTAGGTACGCAGTGCTGGCCGCGCGCATTGCCCGCGTGCCGCCCATCAAGGCCCGGCCCCTGGCCGCCGCGCTTTCCATTGCGGCGCTGGCGTCCGACCTTTTAGCAACTGATTGCGTCATATTCTGAGTTCCGTCTGTTCGAGGCGGGGCTTCACAATCGGCATTACCCAATGCGCGAAGTAGCCCTCGGCGTCGTTGTGGTGGTCATGCCCGGCTGTTTTGTCCGGCTCGCCGTTCTTATCGTAGACTTGCTGTTCCTGCGCATCTGCGAAGGTTGGGGCGCGGCTATCGTTGACCCAAAGCCGCCTTTTCGAATAGCCCGCGTTTAACGCCAAGATTCTGTCCTTGACGGGCGGGTTGGTGCTTTTTGCCCGCACCGTGAACCCGGCCCCCCTTAGCAACGAAAGGTCACTCTCGCTTGCCTTCACTGTCTTGCGGCTCGACCCGGATGCGTCCGGGTATATGTAAACCGGGTGGCCCGCGTAACGGTCCTTCACGACACTGATAAGGTGCGGCGTATCGCGCAACTTCGCCAATTCCCCCACAACATGCCAGCCCGCCTTGTCGCCGCCGTCATTGACCCCGTTTGGCCGTTCGACATTAATAACAGACGCCATGTTGTCGACGTTGAAGTCCTGCCCGATGTGCAACGCCTCACCCGGCCTTATTTCCTCATCTGATCTGTTGGCCAGACGGTCGTAACTGCGGTAAACAGTCCCCGCGACCAAGTTGACAAACTGCCCAAGCAAGTAGGCGTCTACTAACTCCTGTGGGTATGTTTCCATCAACGACGGAATGTAATCGGGCGGCAGGTTCCCGGAGTTTTCATAGGTGCTGCTTTGCACCATTGAATAACTCTGCTTTGGCTCCTTCTTGAACGTCTGGTAGACGAACTTAAACCCTTCAGGGGTAGTCGTTACCCCCACCCCATTCACAACGCCGGGCACTTCGGCGCGCAGCCGCGCGATGATCTTGCGCCACGCATCCGTTGCCTTCGCGACCGGCAGGATATCTATTTCGTCAACCAGCGCGCGGGCAATCTTGAAGCCGACTATCGAGCCGGGATCGTCCATGGATCGGCAAATTATCGTGCCGTACCAGACGCGGCCACGGTACAGATGCACCTCCTTGTCGCCGCTGCGCACAACCACCCTGAAGCCGAGCATCTCACCGACTTCCTGAATAGTCGGCCAGAATGTATCCCGTATATCCCTATAGGTCGGCGCGAAGTATCCTTGCCTTTGTTTCGGGTGCTGGCCCGCGAATAACATCAGGTCAACGCAGCCAATGAACGTCTTCCCCGAGCCGAAGCCGCCGACGAAAGCCCGGAATTTCGTGTTCAGACCAGCGAGGAATATCCCTTGGGGGGCGCTAGTCGCTAGATCGTGTGACAAGCACGTCACCGACCGGATCGCGGCTGTTGATATTCACCGTCAATGAAACGGCGTCGTCATCCTCACCGCGCCCCGCCTCATACATGCCAAGGTGCTTGGCTATCTTGTCCAACGCCGCTAGCTTATCGTGCATCCTGATCGTCACGCGCCCCGGCCCGTCAAACGATGCCCACGAGATCGCGGCTACCTGCTCCTCCGTGGCCCCCGAGAGGTCCGCGACATACTCACCGCTATCATTCACCTTGAGAAAGTGCCAGATGTTCGCGAACCCGACTTTCGCGAGTTCATTCAGCACCTTGTCCTGCGTGATTTCAGTTCGCTTGGACATTCTGGCCCTGGCGTCGGCTATTTTCGCCTGGATTTCTGGTTTCTTCAATTGTTCGAAACCCTGCGAATAAGCTGTCTTTTCGCTATACCCAGCCGCCTTTGCGGCGCGCGTAGCGTTGAAGTCGACCAGGTATTCTTCAACGAACCGTTCCTGCTTTGGGCTGAGCTTCTTCTTTGCTGTTCCTGCCATCCTCGACTTCCCGTCTAATGATGTTCTTTATCGCGCATCCCGCGCACAAAAAAAGGCGCCACCAATACCGGCGCGCCCCTTGCGATGATATTAATTTACACCCATTAGGCTTCCGCGTCAACCGGCCTACAGCCCGAGAGCGTCCGCCACCTTTTCCAAGCCTTCCGATAGCCGCGCCATGTGCCGCCCCAATGACCTCCCCCGCGCCCCGGCCATCTGCCCGGCTGGGCGGTTATCTATCACCACGTGGTCAATGACGGGCTTTGCGGATAGCGGCACATGCCGGTAAATGGCGTGGAATTTCGAAAGCCGGTCCGCCTGTATTGCTATGGCTGCATCCGGCTTCGTGGTGCTGTCTACCTTTACCTTGCGTATCGCTGGCTGGCTGCGTTGGGTGCGTTCCCACGCGCCTTGCAGCATCGTCGCCGCGTTGTACTGCCTTGCTGTTAGTTTGCCCTTGTTTCTGTAGACCTCGGCCCACGATACCCTGCGCGCGCGCTTTACCCCGTTCGGGTTTTCCTTCTTTCCCGTCTCTGGGTTGGTCCATGCGGCGTCCTCGACAACAACCATATGCCGCGCGGCTGGCGTTTTCAGTCCAAACGCATCGAATGGCGTATCCAGGGCCTTGGGCTGTTTTTTCCGGCGCTTCAAATCTCGTGGGCCTCTCGCGCGCTAATCATCATACGGTACCTTCCGCCACTCGATAAATCTGGTCGGCGTTCCGTCCGGGCGGCGGATGTTCCGCCGTTCTACCATGCCACGGACGAACATGCTCGCCATTTTATTGCCGATGCGCTCTTTCTCCAGCCCGATCGCCGCGCGGAGATCGTCTGTTGATACCCACCCGTCTGGCATTCTTTCGTAAACCAGCGCCAGTTCTGCCGCGTATTTCGGGCTCACCCCGACGGCCGAAGACTTCCACGGGCCTTCCTGCGGCTGAATCGCCCTCCACATCTTTGCATAGAGTTGCTCATACGCGCCCGGGCCGATTGCGGCAATAGCCCGGTGCGGGTCAAGCCTTCGCACCGCCTCGATTTGTGCCTTGTTTCCGATGACGCGATCAAACATCATGCCACCCTCAGCCTATGCCAACGGGCGAGTACGCGAGCGGTCGGGCATCCCCATTTTTTCGCCAGGACATCAAGCGCGATATACGCGCCCTTTGTCTCCCATATTTTCTTGTCCTTCTTGTCCCAAAAGTCAGGGCCGGGGACGGTAGGGCATGGTCTTTCCTTTTTGATCTTCGCCACAACGGCCTTCCGCTTGGTGTACCGGAGGCGAAGCGGTAGCCCGTATCTCGTGACGGCCCTGGATACAGACGCCACATGGCACCCGCACACCGCCGCTATCTCGCTCAACGTCTTTTCTGACGCGTACAATTCGGCAAATTTCTCGCGGTCGCTCAGGATTTCGTTTTGTCCATTCATGCCTTGGCCCTCATGCTGCTAAACCCAAGTTCTGCGCCGTGCCGGAAGAAAACCGGCTTCGACCCCACGGCAACTAAGCGCCGAAGTTCATCAACGCCCGACGCATATCCCGGGTCACGGGCACACCTGCCGGAAACCGCCGTGACGCCCTTCAGAACGGTTGTATGGTCACGCCCGCCGATCTGGCGGCCTATCTCCGAGAAGGAAAGCAACGTGGTTTCCCTCAGAAGCGTGTAGGCCTCTTGTCTTGGCCACGATACCCGGCGGCTGCGTTCCGGGCCGAGCAGGTCGGCGCGCGTCACGCCACGGGCCGCGCAGATGGTATTTAGAACCCGCCTTACCTGACCGATCATACCAACACCCCCAGCACAAGCGCAGCGGCCAACATGAACCACAAGCCAAGGTTTACCTGCCTCAACATGATAACACGCTCGCGCAACCTGTCGTTCTCGGCCAGCGCGTTCAATTCTTCTTGGCTGGCCAAATCTTCGAACTTGTGCCGCCGCGCTATCTGGTGTATGTTTCCATTCATAAGCAGTTCCTCCCTTTCTCTAGCTGCTTCCGAAGCCCGCCGATTGGTCCCGGCGGGCTTCACCATTTCTGGCCGATTGTTCCGCATTCGTCAATACCTTTTATGCGCCCACACCCCTGAACCTCGCCATTATCTCCGCAGCTTCCTTGCGCCGCTGTTCCAGTTCTTCCTCGGTCATGTCAAATACTGAACGCCGCGCGGGGCCTTCCGGTTGTACATGCGCTGGCTTCGGCATCAACTTACGCGCAATCTGGTAAATCGCCCCCGGCTTCGGTTTCCGGTTTGGTTCGTCCCGCATGTACTGAACGCAGGCCCGTTGGATGTACTCCCTCGGCAGCCCCTCAAGAACATCTGCCCAATCAGCGCCGATAGCAGCCGTCAGCTCTACCGGGTCGTCATCGCGCCAATAGTGGCTGAGAAGCGTCAGCGCCCTCCCCCCAATCCATTCACGGTGCCCCACGCGCTCCTGCGATAAATGCGTTGAGCCGTTCGGCTGATTTACTGGCAGGCTTTGCATCGGCTTTCTCCTTCAGCGCTTCTGTGATGTACGGGATGGGGTCTTGCGTTCCTGATTTCTGTGCGGCTTCGATTGCCGCGAGAATGGCCGCGTCCTGTGACCCCTGCCGCCATTTCCCGATGACGCTCTTTGCTTGGCCCTCCCGCACCCCTCTCGAAATAAGGAACCGGGGGCCGACATCCCAAAGCGCCCTGCTGACGAGCGAGATTTCTATCGTATCCGGCGCGTTAGAAGCGATAGCTTCTAACGTAATATCCTTGTTACTTTGTTCTTTTGTGTGTTGCTCCTGTGTTAGCCCTGTGTTAGCTGCCGTGTTAGCGGTGCCAGCCGGAGCCTGATATTTCTCGTAATTACGGATAGTTATAAGCAATCTGCCGTGTGTTAGCTCTGTGTTAACCGCGTGCTCACCCCTGAGTTTGTCAATAAGTGTCCGGCAGACTTGGACCCCAGCCCCTGTTCCGTTGCTAATCTGGCGGTAGGATGTCAGTAATTGGCCGCGCTTGACCAAGACAGTTTGCCCGCTGGCATCCTGCCTTGTGTCCTTCCATGCAGCTGTTGCTATCATCCACGCCCAGACGCCGACGCGTTCCGGGCGGCCTGCAAAGATAGGGTGATCGAACATCCCCCGGTTCATTGCGAACCATCCGTTTGACATTTCCCGCCTTTCTCTTTGGCAGGGCTTGCACTGTGCTGAGATGTGCAGTACATTGCGCCTGCGGATTGGACACTCGCACCATAGGCTAACGGGCCACCAAAGGCAAGCCCCTGAGTGAAGACTTGGGGGCTTGCTCTTTCAGAGGCCCATGTCACCTTGTGTTTCTTTTTGTTTAGGTTGGATACTATTTTTCTTCATTTCCTTGTACTTCGCCCACGCCGCGCTTTTTGGTTGTGTCTGCCCAAGCCCTTTGCACCAATAATCGTTCCGCAAAAGCACTTTAGCCATCCTTCGCCATGATGGGGCCCATTGTTTCGCCTCTAGAACTGGCGGTGCCTCGTCTGGGATCTTTGAGTACCCCCTCTTATGCCAACTAGCTATAAACTTCTTGAATCTGTGGACGTAATGGTCACGGGTTTTTGGCGGTAGCGTTTTCAGGAGCATGTTTGTAAAGCTCTCCCATGTGTGCCCATCGGGTAAGGTTATCTTATTATAACCCATAACATTGCCGCTCTCTTGGACATATAAAGCCCCGCTATTCGCCCCGTTAACGCGACCAACCAATCTAAACCAAGTTTCCGGCTCCAAAATATGATAAAGCCATAGCCCTCTTCTCTGGTCGTCGCCAAATGGTTGGCACAGTCGTTGCTGCGACAGCGGCACCCCGGCCATTTGCATTTTGTCATAAATATTGTTATGTGGCTTATCGGCGAACGCCGCGTGGTAACGCCAGATGTCCTCCGTCAGCCAATCATATATTGGGTAAACATTGTAAACTTGGCCGACAACTTTTGTCGTCCATCTCCACCCGTTTATTGTTAAATTCCTTTTCTCCCATGTAGCTATGGCGCAATACCGATGGAGGCTTTCTTGAGCGCGGATGCCGATAAATCCAGACGTTCTCTTTCCTTGCCCGTACCACTCCCCGAAGAGTACAATGAACTCTTCAAACTCCATCCCAGGAACAGCGAACGGGTAGTCCGAAACAGTTTTGCACCCGTGTGGCTTTTCTCTTATCCAGTCGCTTTCCCTTTCGTCATCCCACGCTACCCATTGTGGCTCGTATTGGGTTAAAGCGTTTCTCAAGCGCATTTGCACGCATATCCAGTGCGGGTCTATATGGTCCCGGTAAAGCGAAAACATTTCCTTGACGTGCTTTATTGTGTCGGAATACTGCGCCTCCATATCAATATACATAACCCCGACTTTGACGCCTCTCTTCTTCGCTTCATCCATGACAAGATGGAACAGAACACTACTGTCCTTGCCGCCAGAAAAAGCTATATAATAACGCTCTGTAGCGTCGAATGCCTTTGCTATTCTGTCGCGCGCAGCGGACAGGACATCGGTTCCGATGTAGACCTTCCCCATTTTCCACCTCAATAAATATCTGATTGACGGCCAGGGTTCGCATCTGCCATCGTGACCACTTCACGTCCGGTGGCGGAGAGCCATTTGTTTAGGTACTCCAATGCTAGAGCGTCGGCTCCTGCCTGTTGCTCCCCTGTTAGAAGCTGGTAGCCGCCCCTAAACTCAGAAGGTACGCCTGTTGCTGCACACATAGCAGCCTGGCCAAGCCATGCTATCCTGTTCATAGCCTTATTCGTCAAGTAGTGCTCACATGAATTTTCCCACTCTCCGATTACAATCTCTAGCCCCACCCTAAAAGAATTAAGGTCGGCGAGGAAATCTCTATACATCGCGCGGCAGTTATCAGCCGTAAGCCCGGATGGAGGCTTTGTCTCGTAAAACCCGGCATTATAGCACTCCCATTCGTCAAACGTGTGGAACACCCTTTCTGGGTCATCCGTGTTTGCCGCCCGAAAGTCCACCTCCCCTTCCGCATAATCATCAGATAGACCGGATATCCTATCGAAATCGTCAACAGTAATAGACCCGGAGGCTTCCCACGCTTCAGAAAAATCTTGGTCTGAGAATACCTCAGCCAAACCTGATATTTGGCACAAACGCAACACTTCGTCCTGGTCCATCCCAAGCTCTTTCGAGATTCTAGCGTCGGTCCAATTTCTGCGCTTTAGCTCTATCACCATATCAGACATAGCCTCAACTTTATGCTTACCGCGGGCGCGGTTATGCCTGACGGTCGATGCCATCCGCTCTTCTCTTCCTACTTGCTCAGAGCGTATCTGAACTATCGGAAGGTAGCCCTTAATTCTGCCTGCTACTTCCTGGCTTTCCTTCCCGACGCGGTGGCGGTGGAAGCCGTCTACGACGACTACCCCGTCATCTTCTTCGTTGCTCACAATTGGTTGGGTGTACCCATCGGCCAGGATGGATGTTTCTAACAACTCCATTTCTGGAGGGGCAACGCTATTAGGGTTGTAGTCATTAGCCCTAACAGTTTCCGCCGAGACCCACCTAACATAATCAACGGGCTCACTGGCGAATGGGCTCACCCTATGCAGCTCCTTCCTTACTGCGTTCAGGGTCTCTACTTTTTCGCTTAGGCTCATGTCCTCAATTTGGACAGAAATTTGTTTAGCCATCTCTAAAACCGGCTTAGACACTGCCATTTCGTTCCTCCATTGCCGTCTCATTCCTCCTTGCCCAGCATTTCCAACTCCACCGGGTGTACGTCATCGCCCCAATGGTCGTACAGCTTACGCGCGCCCTCTGTGGTCCACGCTAATTCATCCAGGAATGCCTCGAAAGTTTCAAGCGTCATGCAAACCAAGGTTGGCTTGCGGTCGCCGCGTGCGAATACCACGTCAGCGCCGTCTTGTTCTAGGGCCTGGTACATCTTCGCCAGCCCCGAGGCAAATCGCTTGGCCTCCCCCGTCCACCCAAGGGCGGGGCCAAAGCGCAAGTCGGCGGCATAGCTGCCCTTAGCCGCCCCGCTAAGGGGAACGCGCTCAGCCTCTACGCCCCGAGCGGTAAACCAGTTGACTATCTCACGCTCGTAGCCATTGCCCTTTGTGCGTGATGCTTTGCTCATTCCGCCCCTCCTTTTCTATGCCACTTTTTTGGCGCGCAGTGCGCCGCACTTCTGGCAAATGAAAGTCTGTTCTATTCTTATCGGTCTGGTGTCGGCTTCATTCTCGTAAAATGAAATCCTTTGCCCGAACGGTTCCCACGTGTGGACATGTCCGTCCCCGAAAATTATGAACCGCAACAATCTAAGCATTTCGTCGCTCCTGTCGCGTCAGCATTTCGACGCGGCCCAACGCGCGAGCCTCGATGTTTTCAGGGGAATTGATCTCCTGTCCCATCCTTCCAAGTGTTTCGATGATTTCAATCAGTTCAAGTCTCGAATACTCGTTGAGCGGCTTACCTCGCCATATCATTTTAGCACTTTGCATCATCTCACCTCCACTTACAGACTGTCGTATCTAAAGGGCTCAGCCGGGATTGGCATTGTAATGGTTCCTCCGGCAAGCTGCTTTGCAAAAATTTCACTCATCGCGAGCTCCGCTTTTCGAGCCGCGATAATCGTGCACGACATCGAGCAAAACGTCTCACGCACGCCTACCGCCCTTACTCCGTTCTTGTACGCGAATGGGCCTACTTTCGTTATGGCCGGGAAGCTGGCCCCGCACACCGGACAATTTTGATGCTGTTCAGTCATTCCACCCTCCTTTGGTTAATTTGGCGCGGGTGCCGCTCTATCCCCCATCTGGGGGCGCAGTGGCCTAGGACTGCCTCGCGGCACCCGCTAGGGCAGAGGCGGTCAGCGGTCAAGCCGCCGAACGGTGCGCCGAGGGAACCGTCGTTCCTGCCCATCTCATCTTTTTAACACATCGCCAGCGTCATGTTAAACAAACTTCCTGTTTGTTAACACGACGTGCTTTGTTGCGCCGACTCACCCATCCGGTATTCCGCCACCCGCTTGCCGCTGGATGTCACCACCATGTCGCTGGTGATGTTGTGCCCGGCGCGGCGCAGGTCGTATATCCTGGCCCCGAGGCGAAAGCAGCCGTATTCGCGCAATGCCTTGATCGGGTCAAGGCGGTATCCCGCTTTCAGGTGGTCAAGGATTAGCTGCTCTTGTGTCATCGGTCTCCCTCGCCGCTGCCAGCGCCTTCACGCGCATGAATGTTGAGGCGGCCATGCCTTCCCGCGCAGCCGCCTCGTTGATGATGTCGCGCTCGCGCTCATTGACGCGGGCGGTGATTGCCAGTTGTCGGTTGATCTGCTTCATGCCGCCTTGTACAGCATACGTTGCCGCATAGCAATAACTTTTTAGTTGCTATGTT